GAGCCGGCGATATCCTCGGTATGAGCATACTGTGCCAGGAACTTGGGAGCTACTTCCCGGGCATGAAGGCCCTGCTCGGCGCAACGCTACGCTCAGGAGACACAAGCCGCGCGAGAATATCAACCCTAGGAGAAGCGGTATTCAAGGGCATTGGTAGCATAGACTCATACTGCGAACGGGGAGGTGACGGAATGTGTATGGCGTCTCTCCAGTTTTCAGGTTTGCAGGGAATTAAGGATGTCTGGACCTATTACGATCGCTCGCTTATAGACAAGACGGGCGCCCGTGCACTCCTGGACGAACACCTAACCGTCCTGGGATCCGCGGACGCAGGCGCAAGCGAGCTCGAGGTAGAGATGCTTGGATGGTTGCGGGAAACTTACCGCGTGCACACCGCCTCGTGGAACGCCAGTCTTCCGGGAGATGGCGGATCTACAGGAACACAGGGTTTCTACAGGACGATCGAAGACCGCGGGTATTGGGAGCCTAACCAGACAGTTGATACAATAGGAGTTCTCATTCCGTACCCCATCCTGCTTTACCTTACTTACGCCTCAATTGAGAAAAGCAAGGCCGCACTGAGTAATAATACAGGTGGCCACTATCAATCTATCCAGTATACCGATAGCCACGGTATGTTCAAGGAGGTTCCACTCGATATCGTCTCCGTGGGTAAACGACAAGGTCCTTTTGTGGAGGCTAGTACGTCCGATGAGATAGCGGCGCTGGTAGATTCGATCGTGAGCACAGGTCCACGAGGTATCCGTATGGGGCCTCTGTATTACGGTTACGGCAATGCAATGCGACTATATCGCCTTGACACCTTGGCAAGATGGCGGTATAATGAACCCGGGGCTGTCCAGGGACACCAAGGTTGGAGCCCTGAAGCAACGTACGACCTGACGCCCGCAAGCCAAGATAACTGGTTGGCGCCCGCGGACCCCATCTATGGTGCCGCGGCGGTCGGGCACCGTCTGATAAACGACGGATGCATGGGAGAGACTGGTGGAATCTCTTGGGGCGACTCAATTGGGCTTCGATTGGCGATGTCCGGCTTCACTATCGGCGAGGACAACCTCAACATGCAGCCCCAACAAAAGATCGTATTCTACATCGCGAAATGCTTGCTAGAGGAGTGGCGAGCGGCTATTATAGTCCAGGGAGAGGTGCCGGACTACGTCAAGAAGGTGTCCGACGTATGGATCCGGACGCTACGCGATGGATGGTTGGCCGCGGCGAAGGCGATCAAGAACTCTGCTCCGGAGATCCCAATAGCGGAGATTATGGATATACAGGAACGCGAGAAGGAAGTGACACATGCCATCCTGGAAGGATTCACGGCTGCCGCGCGTTCAATGCGCCCTGACAACATAAACGAGACCTGGAATGGGGAGCTAGGGGAGGCGAACTTTCTCCCGGCACTGGAATTCCGCGTCAGGGACCTGGCTCCTTTCCGGGGTAACGTACCTAACGGATGGTTTACAAGTAGCAGGGGTTGGAAACCGAGGTGGTATAGTGACGAATGGTTGCCTCCCGAGAACACACCGGATAGTACGAGCGACTCACAGGAGCAGATCGACTTCTTTCTCGGGAATGAGGGTCCATTAGCAAAGCTGTTCGGAAGGGAGGCTTGGCCCGCACAGAGCCCCGTGGTGCCGCGGATCGCGCAGGCCCCTGATCCTACGGTATCACCTATACCGACAGAGGCATCGGAGGCAGCGTCAGAGAGAAGTCCCCAACCATCGGAGATGACCGTCTCCTCGACCCCACCCTCCGAGAACCTGACTCTAGGGTCCGAGAGTGATCGTGGAGAGGTACTTCCGGAGTTGGGAGCAAAACCGACTGCAACATCGACTGCACCTTCAGAGCCATTGGCGAGTGGCGTCGCAGAGCGTGCAAGAATTTCTCCGTCTAATGTAGAAGGAATGAGTACTGGAAGCCTTGAAGAAATATCTTCTCTCGGTTCAGATGCAGGGATCGTACCTGGTCCCGAAACGAAAAGCCTAGATCTCAGCGATGCGTCGGGCACGAAAAGCCTAGATCCCAGCGATGCGTCGGGCATGGAAAGCCTGGCAGTCAGCGACGTGTCAAGCAGCGCGGGTGAGCCGGGACCGGGCGAGTCTGCGGCGCTATCCGCAAGTTCCGAGGGAATTCCACCTTACGCCCCGGGGCAGCCGCCTCCTCCTCCAGGACCGCCTCCCTCGACCTCGACACCGGCACCACTGCAACCGCAGCAGGCTGATCAACCCGAGAGAGATATATGCAAACCGTTCAATCTCGAATTCGACAAGGACAGATGGCTTCAGTGGACAGCGAAAGTGGTTGGCATCGTCGGCCCCGGACTGGGCGAGGCAAAGGCTCGCAACAAGCAGTTGTGGGATACTAATGTCGGCCCTCAAGAGGGCGTCCGCGTACCGAAATCAGGGGAGAGATACGATCTTCCCGGGTCGCTCAATCCCGATGTACGTCCACCAGGGGACTATAGCAAGATCCCCATGTCCGAAGAGACTTTCAAGATAATTTATGTCGATGAAAAGATGAAATCCCTCCCCCCTTCGGACGAACAATCCATCGCTGACCTGGAGCGGCAAGCCGAAAACGCATGGGACGGTGCTGCTGTCGCTCCGACTGGTGAAGATATCAGTGAGCAGGCCGGGAAAAAGCTCCGGGCTCTGCGTGCCTTCTGGACAGAGGACCAACAGCGGATTTGGAACAATAGCCGCAAGCTAGAACTGCGCAATAACCCCGAGATGACCATGTTCGTTGTGCGAGTGACCCAGCATGATGTTGGCCCCAGCGAGAAGGGGATTGCCGAAGCCGCGTCCAAGATAGCGGCCTGCATGGCGGAATTTAGGTTCCCCCCGAACCTGGAGGGGACGGCGAAAAATCGAGTAAAATACGCAAAGTTTGCCCAGCTCCTCGGTGGAATCTGCATAAATGCGGACAACGATGATGAATTGCGGAGCATTCCCCGAGATCAGTGGGCTTCCCGGGCCCGGCGGGCTGCGGCTTACGACGGTCGATCCAGAATGGCCCCGAAGGACGTGGGGGTGGCGAGCTGCCACGGTGAGAATGGAGCGATCATTCCACTCGGGTGGATGGGGAATGCTACAGGCATAGATTTTGCCGACTTCACCCCCGGAGCTTTCTCGGTCAGCTATGCGGTGGACTTGCTGGGCGAGGTCGCCGGTCCTTCATACAACCTCCTTGATAAGCCGGGTGATTCGCTTACACTGGAGTTCGAGAACCTAAAGAAGCTTATGACCGAGGTGGCACAGCCCAGTGAGAAACAACAGGCGGAGGCCGCCGCAATAGGGGAGCGAATCGCTACCCGTCTAGAGGAGTTGGCAGACGAGGATAAAGCCGTCGAGGCCCAGGGAAAACTGAGCGCTAATGAGCTAGCAACTAGACTGCGCCCCGGCATCTTCGGAAACATAACGCGTCTGGGACTCTTGAAAAAGTTCGCCGACAATTCTGAGTTTCTAGTCAAAGCAGGTCTAGAGGGACCTGGAGCGTGGATGGAACGCGTAAGGTTCGTGCGCGGACTTATCAAGAGTGACGTGGAGTCGCTGAAGCTGGAGTACCCTGACGAGATAGATAAGTTGTTTGGGTGTGGCCTGGGCGATGTGCTCGACGACATTTACCCGACTAACTATGTCCTACTTCGCCCCACCGACATTTCGAACCTCTATAACACCGTCAAGCAATGGGCCGTGTCTAATAAGTCGTCTAAGCTTGCTGTCGAACTCCAGAAGTTCGATAGTCTCTCGAAACTTGCTCCCATGCCCCTCCAGGATCAGGCCTCTATCGATACCAATATGGAAGCGATCACTAGATTCATCTGCTTGGTGTGCTATATAAGTCAAGGTGGTTCTCACGCTCCAATGGGCCTGCAGTACGAAGAGAAGCCACTCCCGGACGGAGAAGTTCCAAAAGAGGAAAATGGACGGGTAATCGCCTGTGGAGAACTTAGCCAGGTTCAGAAGATCCAGGCATTCTTCGGCATAGACGTGAACTATAAAGTTAAAAGCTTGAAAGAATATGTGCAAGCACTGAGTACGAACCCGAATCCGCCCTCTCCCTGGGGAATCATCTCACGGGGCCTTGGGGAAGGGGAATTGCTCAAGCGCGCACGGTCTGCCCAGTGGAACGTGGTAGACCGTCGCCTCAATGGGCGTGCTTGCGATCCCTCGGAAGCCGGCAGCACCTGCACCGAGGCGTCGCCGTTCTTGATTGACAACTTTGACCCGAACAGACCAAACGATGCCAATCTCACAGTTGAGGTTCCCGACTACTACGGCATGAAGTACGAAGACCTCTACGAGATCTGGAAGGGAAAGTATCTGGGCCTGGCCCAAGGAGCGGCCCCCCCGCAGGAATGGTACGCAAATAAGGACAACAGCATAACGAGCAAACCTTGGATGCCGTCCCGTCTGGAGTTGGTGCAGGGCATCGAGGGTAACGCCCCGAAGGCAGACCAACTAGCGCGCCTAGAAATCCTTGCCGAGATGAGCTGGTGGGGAGGCACTGGACAGGCACGCCCGGTGTTCTGGAAGAACATACTCGGCACCAACACGGACCCTGATGAAATAGGCTATCAAGCTGCAGATCCTCCCCCCGACCAGTTGCCACGTCTGTGGCCCCGGCTCGACGATGTGGTTGGCCCAGGCATACCGTGGCCCTCTGGGGATGGGTATCCCCGCTCTGGGACTCAGTTCGAGCTCGAGAGGCAGCCCACCATTCCGTCCCCTCCTGTTCTAAGCAAGGCGGCTGTTGACTACCTATTGACTGGCTACAGCGCTCCTATCGGCAGCCCATCCGACAGAGGACGAACAAACAAGCCTCAGAGCGCCTCTCTGGGCGTGACCCTGGACCAACAAGCCAGGATCCCCGGCCTTGGAGAGTATTTTGACAGCGCGAGGTCCGACGACTGCGACGAAATGCTTGAGGTAGCCGAAAGCCTGGTAAGCTTGGCAGACCAACGCGAGAACTTCCGAATTAAAGAAGCCAGGATACTTGAAGATGAGTGGACAGTGTGTCTCGTCACACCCGACATGAGCAAAGCTCGTGCGGACAGGGTCCCCAATCCCTGGGCCCTGAACGCGGAGTATAGTCCAGGATTCAACCTCACGACCGAGTCCAAGGGGAGATTCTTCGGCACTACCTCAGCAGCGAGCTTTGACGGCGTCTTTTGGTATTCGCTCCGCGTAACCAAGAAATCGCCCGGCGTCGAGGAACCAATAGAATGGGTTGTGTTCCATCGCTGGTCCCAGATTGAAGAAATTTTCAGCAAACTCTTCATCGAAGGTAATCAATGGGCGGAGCTTACGGCACTCTTCGCGGGTCGACCGAGGCGATCCAGTCGGGGAAGTGGCGCCACGTCACCATTCCCCCTGTCATTGATTCGCGATAAGCAGAAGAACCCGAAGAAACCGTACAACGTATCAGTTCCAGACGGCAGCGGGAAGGTACCACCCCCACCCAAAGGCGACGCTGGCGATGAGACCACTGTGCGCCTTGAATGGCTCGCTCTATTCTGCGACTCTCTAACTCAGATGCGAAATAAACCAACGCGGGGCAGGGACGCCACAGCCGGTCTGAAAGAACTGGCCCAATTCCTCTCGGTGCCTAAAGAGTTCCCAGACGAGCTCATCGCAAAAGCAGCCTGGACCCCTACAAGAATCATACACGAACTTGCATGTGACTGGTACAAGAAGTTTCTGGTACAGGGAGGCGGGTCTAACGGTTGTGGAATCGCAGACGACGACGACGACAAGAAGGCGTACTACGATGCAGCCACTGCCCTTTTCACGAATGACTCAGCATCTTGGAATCAGACTGGCCTATTGGGTTTTAGAGGAAATATGATCCCAGGGACGGCGCAAGCCCCAGATGAAATGCGGGCCCCTCAGGAGCAGAAGGAGCAGCAGAGAACTAACATCGAAACCGTCAATCGCATACGCGGAGCACTGCAGGCGTCTCTCATAGACGGCCAGAAGCGTAAGTCTAAGGCTCAGTTGGCAGCCGAAGCCGCGGAAGCCGAACAGGCGAAGGAAGGGGCACCCCCACAGGACCAGGGCCCTAGTGCCTTCAAGGTCCCTGACTCGGCCAGTAACTTAGGCCTCAATGAGCTTCCGAATGTCCCTGCGGCAGCAGCATCCACGATAGTAACTGACGTCACGAAGAGTCTACAAAGCAAGCTCATTTATATTCCCCCTCCATCGCTCCAGACCACGCAGGCGGGTGGAGAGCTTGAGAAAGCAGCGGTTGACTCGTGGTCAGAAGGCATATACAAGATGCTTGCGCGTGGGACTCCGGCTTTCGACTGGAACCAGATGGCCCAGCTGGGTGCTCGCTTCTACAGCGACTACATGAACTACCCCGTTTGCTGCACGAAGTTCTCGGCTCAGTATCTGCAACAGTTTCCCAAGGGAGAGAGATTCAAAGATAAGACTGTGCCTCGGAAGTTTTGCCTACAAGTCAGTCCTTCGAACCTGCCATGCATCTCTCGCGAGATGAGCGCTGAGGAGGCCGCAAAGCAAGAAGCCCGGGAGACGGCAAAAAGACACGCCCTGTACACGCAACTCGGTTTTCAGAAACTTGTAGACCCGAAATTCCCGGACCAATGCCTACGAGACCGTGATCCTCCCCATAATTGTCTGTGGGAAACACCTTCGGGCATTATACCCGAAGGGTCGCAGGCGATGGACCTTGCCGCATGGGCCGCAGATGGAAGACGACAAGAAGCCCGAGACCAGGAAGCCGCCGTGGAGAGAGCCGAGGAAGCGGGAGAGGCCAGTCAGCTTCGCCAGCAGTTAGACGAGGCCGAGGCCGAGCTCGAGAAGGCGAAGCTTGTAGCGAAAGAACCGTCCGAGGTGAAGATTCGAGTCATCGGAGTAAATCTCACGCCAGGCCTACCGGGTGATCCTCCTCCAGGTCAGAGGCTTCTGAAGGAGGTGATTGTGACTCCTGGGACATCACTAGAAGGCTGGACTGCCGCTGCGGTGCAAGGCGGCCTGGACCCCCTGCCTGACGCCAGCGAAGCCCCGGAAGCACGCAGCGGTGCTGAACCCGGAAACCACGATATTGAAATCCCTAACGAAGAGGGCCAAATGACGCGACTGGGACGCCTCGACATTCTTCCCGACGGCAAGAGCCGACTCGTTATCGGACTGACGACGGACCAACTCAAGCAAGAATTCCCGCGCTTCTTCCAGGAAGGAATGGGAGGCGGCGCTCGCGCAGACGACGAGGAGGCAGTGGCTCTTCTGGAGGAACGTACAGGCTCAGCATTGATGGGAGCTCTAGAGGGCGAGGTACAGGCAGAGAAAGATCTCGTTGCGGCCGAAGAGTCTAGCGAGCAGGTTGATGAGAAGGCACGACAGCTGGACATTACACCTCCGGAAGAGCGGGCACTTGCCGCGCTACCTCCCGCCCCACCGGTTAAGCCTCTTCCCCCCAAGGCCGACAAAGCCATCGTGGCCCTCATGGACAAAGTCAGGGAGGCGATCAGCACCGGGAGCAAAGAGATATCACTCGATGCTGCCACTACTCGGGAGCTCGTAAGTACTTGCAACGGCAGGCAGTGCGAAATTGAAGGGCTGAGCTCGCCGGCCACTGCGCCAGGTACGCCCGAGTCGCCAGCTCCAGGTTCTCCACCCCAGTCTGGGGATGATGCCGCTCGAGGTTTCGAATGCGTGACCCCTTACTCGGACACTGCATCTGCGAAAGAGAGAAAAGCCTCTTGTGTGGAGAAGCCCGGCGGCAAATACGCAAACTTGCAATTGTGTGTCGAAGCCTGCGCCGAGAACACTGTCGATGAGCGACCGACCGGTGCAGGAGGAGGTCCCAAGGTCGGTAAACTGCGGGGGAAATCCGGGAAACGCCGAAGAAGCCAGCGTAGAGGGAAATCTCGCAAGAGGCATATGTCCATGAAGAAGCGCAGAAAGCGTACCTAGTTTGTAAAACTTCATGTGTGTAAAGTTTTACAGAAAATTGAAACGCCGGCCATTCATTGTAGCTAGTAAAGTCCTTAGCATAATGGCATACATGACCAACAAAACTGAGTCAACTCAGACTTCCGCCCTCCGCGCCAACCTCGCGCGCCTGGGAGTTCCCCTCTATCGCGCTCCATCCTCTCCAAAGGTGTGCGCAGACTTCATCTCCGATCACGGGAAAACCCTCTTCGCCGCCGAGTGGGGGCTCGACTCCGACCAGGATGTCTCGCGAGGTGGAACGATCTCGGGTGGTCCCTTCAAGGATTGCCAATGGATGCTCGTGGCCGACGGCCATGGTGCTCTGTCGACGGTCCCGCGCTTCCTTCGCAGCCTGTCGGATCTCGATTTCGAGCGCTGCATGTCGACCAACGATCCAGGCGCTGAACTCGAGAAACTTCTCGCGACCGGGTATCCCGGCGGCACCGAGGAGAGTGGCGCCTGCATCGTCATGGCGCGAATCACCCTTTGTGGCGAGATCGAGCTGTGGAATGCTGGCGACTCGCGTGGAATCGTTCTAGCCGAGCAAGATGGCGAGGTCACGACCCTCGTACGCACCGTCGATCACTCCGCCGAGAATCCCGCCGAGCTTCTCCGCCTGCTCCAAGATAAGCATGCGGCGACATTGGACGAACTGCCAAGCAACCCGGAACTCGAAGAGTTGCAACAAGCCGGTCTTGAGTGCGGTCTCTTGGGAACGGACTCCAGCATGCTGAAGCCCCTCCCGCCCGTCGCAGACTCAGGGCGACCGCGGGCGACCCTGCAACCAGGCCTTCGCGTGAACTTCTCCTCGGCCGAGAAGGAGTTCCAGATGTCGCGATCGATCGGTCATCAGCCTCTGGGGGTTACCGGCCGGAACTGGGACTACTACCGTGTGAGAGCCCCGGTCGGCGCCCGCGTCCATGTGATCCTGGCCTCGGACGGTCTCTGGGATGTCGAACCCTCGACGGACCTCTTGTTCGAGTGGTGTGAAGCTGGTGGTAGCGCCATGCTTCACCGGCTTGCAGAGCGCTGGGTTGGCGATTGGGACTTCGAACACCCCTGGACTCATGGCTGCCTCGATTGCCGCCAGCGTCGTGTCGACTTTCTGGAAGCTCAACTCGCCTTGGCCTCATCCGAGCGCCAGACTACGAAAATTACAGCCCAGCTTCGCATTGAGCTGGCCGCCATCCTCCGCGCCTACAACCACGAAGAGCCCGCTGCTGCCGCAGCGCAGGCCCGGCTCAGCGAGCTTCCATCCGAGGACAGCCTGCCATTTCGCGACTTGCTAGTTGAAGAGCCTCTCACCCCGGATGTTCCATACAACGGGCGCCCTGTGCGCACGGTCCAGCACGGCATAAAGCCCGACGATCTGAGCCTCGCCCTTTGCAGTTGGAACGTGCGCGGGCATGTGACGGTCGTGAAGGGCCTCGTCTCCAGGGTGGACACCCCGGCTGTCTTCGACTTCGCCGCTAGCCACCCCCTTCTTGGAGACCACTGCATTGGAGTTCACTGGGATGGAGATGGCTACAGCGACGCCGGAATGCAGGAGTGCATCTTCCGAGCCTGGAAGGATCGGCGGGGCACCTTGCCAATCCAGCCCGCGCTCCGCAAGCGGCCAACCGAGGAGCAGGAACGGCGGTCGGCCGCCGGAAAGACGGACGACGTTCTCCTTGACAACGAGACCCCTTGCACGAGCACGTGGGAAGCCGCCCTCGGCTGCAGCCTGGCAGAAGCGGGCATCGACGTATGCGACATCCCGGGACCCGACTGTGGCGAAGACCACACAGAGCGGTTCGCCCGTCATGGCCTTGCACACCTCGAACTGGTGCAGCGCGTGGCGAATCACCCAAAGAACAAGGTTCCGGTCATGGTCCTCTGCGTGGGTTCGGGACAAGTGACCGCCCGAGAGCAGGCCCGAGCGTCTCCGTCCACTCCATTCTACATGCTGAATGTAGACCGCCCCGTCCGGAATGGCACCGAGCGCGAGCCTCCCGTAATCTCCGCTCCTCCGAGCTATCCGCCTCCTTCGGCCGTCGACTGGACTCCTGACCCATCCGGAAATCCTAGTCTCCCGAGCCCCCAACTCTGGCTCATGTGGGGCGGGTGCCAACGCCGCTACGCGCCCACTCTCCCGATTGAGGGGGTCCTGACTGAGCCAACAGAAGATGCAAGTCCCCTAGAGAGTTGCCTGGGCGTCACCGTCGCGCTCCAGAGCCGTCCTCACTCTGCGTAGTCTTACAATGTGCGATTCGATCAGTGTAGAATCGAATCCCACTACAAATACGGTATGTATCTCATCACGTCGTTCTCGTAAACCGTCGCTTTAAATGTATCATTGTATCCCTCCACGTAGACAGTATCTCCATTATATATGTTATCACAGCCGTACTCGTTACTGCAGCTTTTTCCTTTGAATGTGACCGGGAGCTTTATCATATTGTTCTTGTCGTTCATAGTGTAGAAATTCCATTTGTCGCGGTTCGTGAGCAAAGGGCGCCCCATCAACGGAAGAATCGTATCGCCACTGTTGCCCCTAGTCAGTATGCCAACTTGCCGGTAGCTCGAGTCCACACCTTGTGTTCGGATATTGATAGGAACTCCTCGGGGATCTCCGCCCAGACCCGGGAACACCCTGTCGTCTCTCAACGGGGCCTGATACGGATTCAGTAGTACGTCCTCGGCAACATTGGAGAATGAGTAACTCGGCCGAGGGAACAGTCCTGTGCCACCTTGCTCTTTGACGACGACTTTCTCTCTGATCGGCGAGTCCGACCTCATCTGGAAGAAGAGCGCGACGCCGAGGACGACGATCATCACCATGAATATAGTGACGTTTTCTATACATATCACACCAGGTGGACATCGACGACCCATTATATACTACTGCAAGATTTTCACATCTTCAATCCTTCCAGCTTCTTAGTGATCCCTTCGATCATCCCTCCCATTTGCCCGACGTCTAAGCCCTCCAGCATTTGCCCGGCCCGCTGCATCATTGGTTCCATGCCTTTCATGGTTTCCATAAGGTTGGCCTGCTGCGCTGCCAGATTCTGCGTCCTATCGCTCATCTGCTTCAACGCATCGGAACCGAGAAGCTTATCCAGGTTGTCGTAGGCCTTTTCGAGGGTACTGGCGTAGTCGATGTTTGGCTTCTTTCCCGTGGCCTCTTCCTCATCCTCCTCTGCCGAAGCAGGAGATACCGCATCGGGCGCAGGCTCTTCGTTCTTTCCATCCTCGGTCTTCTTCTTACCCTCGAACCCCTCCTTCGCAGGACGCCGCGTGCTCATTAGCAGATTGGTCCCGATCATCGCCACGATCATCACGATGATCATGTTCTTGCTAAAGTAGGACGTTACAAGTCCCAACGCTAGGAAGAAG